ACAGCAGACTCACTGAAGATTGCAAAACAAAAAGAAACTAAAAACTTTTCTAACCCAACTATTGCTACAGCACAAAAGTTAACGCAAACTAAAAAGAAGACTTTAATTTAGTTCATGCTAGTATAAGGAAAAAATAATATACACCTGCCATGTGTTTCGGAAGACCCTCACCACCACCTGCACCTGCACCCGAACCAGTTGATTCTCCTATAGAAGAGACTGCTGATGCAGTAGTTGTTGGTAAACAAAAAAAGAAACAAGCTGCTGATACAAAAGTTGCTATGGGTAGAAGAATGGGAACTAGATCATTACAGATACCATTACTTGATGGTGCAAAAGGTGGAGATTTGAATTACCCAACTTAATATGGAATACTCGACACAAGGCACAACCGCAGCAGGTAGGTATGAAGCACTTGTTAGTAGTAGGTCTGTCTACGATAGAGAAGCAAAAGAATCTTCTAAGCTAACCATACCTAGCTTGATACCAGAACAAACATCAGGGACAAGGGCAAGAATAAAAACTCCTTTTCAAGCTACTGGTAGTCGTGGTGTGAACAGCTTGTCGAATAAATTATTAATGACTTTGCTTCCTCCAAGCACAGCTTTTTTTAAATTAGAAATAGACAACCTTGAAATAAGAAAACAAGGTCAAGATCAAATGAAGAGTGAGATAGATAAAGGACTACGCACAATAGAAAATGCTTTAATGAATCAGATAGAAATATCTAATGATAGGGTTGCCATGTTTGAAGCTATCAAACACCTAGTCGTATCAGGTAATGTTTTGCTATATCTAACAGATGCAGGTCTTAAAGTATATCCATTATCAAAGTTTGTTTGTAAGCGTGATGCAATGGGTAATGTATTAGAAATACTTGTTAAGGAAACAATACACCCACAAGCCTTACCTGCTGCTTTTTTAGAACAGATTAAAAAGAAAGAGAACTATGACGCTAAAACAATGACAGATGACCTTGATATATATACATATATAAAAAGAATTAATGATGATGTTTTTTGGTTTCAAGAATGTAAAGGAGAAAAGATACCAAACACAGATGGTAGATCAAGAGTAGATGTAACACCTTGGTTACCTCTTAGATTTATCCAAGTTGACGGTGAAGATTATGGTAGAGGTTATGTTGAAGAGTATCGTGGTGACTTGATTAGTCTTGAGTCTTTGATGCAAGCAATTATAGAGGGTGCTGCTGCTAGTGCAAAAACTTTATTTCTGGTCAATCCAAATGGGGTCACAAGAGCAGCCACCATAAGCAAAGCACCGAATGGAGCAGTAAGAGAAGGTACAGCAGCAGATATTTCTGTGATGCAAGTTGGCAAAAGTGCAGACTTTTCTATTGCTTTTAGTGCAATACAAAGAATAGAAGCAAGACTTGAGTTTGCTTTCTTGATGGCAAGATCAGTACAACGTGACGCAGAAAGAGTGACAGCAGCAGAGATAAATCTTATGGCACAAGAACTCGAAAATAGTCTTGGTGGAATTTACTCTACCTTGACTCAATCTTTCCAACTACCATATTTAAAAAGACGTATGCACCTGTTAGTACGACAGGGTAAAGTTCCTAAGTTGCCTGATGAACTGGTCAAACCTAAGATAGTGACAGGACTTCAAGGTCTTGGTAGAGGTAATGATAGAAACAAACTCATAGAGTTTATAGGAACTGTAGCTCAAGCTTTAGGACCAGATGTGATGAGACAATACGTGAATGTAGATGAAGCGGTCAAACGTCTTGCTACCAGTATTGGTATAGATACTGCTAACCTAGTAAAAACACAAGATCAGATCCAAGCAGAACAAGAAGCTATGCAACAGCAGCAACTTATTCAAAGTCTTGGACCTGCTGCTTTGGGGTCATCTTTAGTTGATCCTAAAAAACTAGCTGATGCACAGGCACAACAACAAACAATGGAGGAACCTCAAGATGCCAACCAAGAAGTCCAGTAGAAAAAGAGATGAAGATGGAAAATTTGTCTCTGAAAAAGCTATCGTTAGCGAACTAGGTGTTAACGAAGAAAACCCTGTACCCGAAAAGTCTGGTGATGTTATTACTAGACATGGCAGTACAATTCACTATAGTTAAAAGAAAACCACTATGACTTCATCACAAGTAAATGTTTCAGAGACACCACCAATGTCTGCTTCAGACTTGGAAGGTTTAAAAGATGACAACGGCCTGTATGCGGGTAAGTTTAAAACTGTAGAAGATCTTGTAGGAAGCTACAAAGAACTTGAAGGTAAGCTTGGTGCTATAGATCAAACCAGAGAAGAACCAGAAGGTGTTGCAGAAGAAGAGACAGAAGAGCAAGAAACAGAAACTAACGATTCTGAATTTAATGCAGATGAATTTTATGGAGAAGGTCTTGCTGCTGTTTTAGACGAAGTTGGTATTGATGCACAAGATATATCAAATCGTTTTGCAGAAAATGATGAGATTTCTGAAGATGATTACACCAAATTAAATGAAGCTGGTTTTTCAAAACAAATTGTTGATACCTATTTAGATGGTCTACGCAATGCTGGTATGGCAGGTGAAGTAGATGCACAAGGTATCAAAGACTCAGTCGGTGGAGATGAAAGTTATGGTCAAATGGTCTCTTGGGCTATGGCTAATCTACCTGCTGAAGAAGTCCAAGCCTTTAACAAGTTAACTGATATTGGAGATGGACCTGCTATTAAGTTGGCTGTTCAAGGTATCTTTTCACAATACAATAATGCTATGGGAGTTGAACCAAATCTTTACTCAGGTCGTGCATCTACAGGTGGACCTACACCATTTAGATCTACAGCAGAAGTAGTAACTGCTATGTCTGATCCTCGTTGGGAGAAAGACGTATCATATACAGAAAATGTAAAATCACGTTTAGCAGGTTCTAACGTATTTGGTAATGGCTAACAAACCTACAAATCCAAAACTTTATGCAAGAATAAAAGCTAAAGTAAAACGTACTGTAAAGAAGTGGCCTTCTGCTTATGCAAGTGGACAACTTGTAAGGCAGTATAAGGCTGCTGGTGGAGGTTACACTAAGGCATGAAAAAATTAACAGACAAACAAAAAAAGAATCTTGATAAAACTGGTGATGGTAAACTCACTAAAGAAGATTTTTTATTGGTTCGTAGACTAAAGAAAAAGAAAAATGGCAAAGCTTAGTCTTAGTCAAATGAGAACTTTGAAGAAACATTCAGAGCATCATTCTAAAAAACACATGGATATGATGAAGAAGCTTATGCGTGAAGGTTCTTCATTCAAAGCTGCACATAAAAAAGCACAAAAAGATGTAGGCAAATGAGTCTTACTAGATGGTTTAAAGAAAAATGGGTTGATGTCAAAACAGGCAAAGACTGTGGTAGAGGTAAAGATGAAAAAGGTAGACCTTACCCTGCTTGCAGACCATCAAAAAGAGTTAGTAGTAAGACTCCAAAAACTACAGGAGAAATGAGTAGCAAGGAAAAATCTAGATTTAAAAGAGAAAAGACAGGCTCAAAGAAGATTAGTTACCAACACAGAAGAAAAAAAAGAAATAGTTTAAAGATTGCGTAAAGGTGTTATATTTTAAATAGCTTACATTTTTTATGTCTAAGGGCGTATCAATGACTAAGAAGGATAAAGACCCCACAGGTGGTCTTACTGCTTCTGGCCGTAGAAAATACAACCGAGCAACAGGTGGAAACTTGCAAGCTCCTGTTACTAAAAAGACAGGTCTAACCAAGACAGAGAAAGGCAGAAGAAAATCTTTTTGTGCCAGAATGTCTAAGGTAAAAGGACCATTAAAAAAAGATGGCAAGCTAACTCGCAAAGCCCTTGCCTTAAGAAAGTGGAATTGTGGGTCTGTATAAATTAACAAAGTAGAAATCTAAATATCTAAGTGCCTGATGCGTCAGATACCACTTGAGAGAAAGGATTGAAACGAAGTTAGTTACTCAAATTTGTAAACATTAATCAAGGAGTCTTTCTATGGCTAACGCCACAGTCTCACGCCTTGGTTTGGTTAATAACACTGGTACAGCGTTTGACGCTCTTTTCCTTAAAGTTTTTAGTGGAGAAGTTCTAACAGCGTTTGCCAGAAATAACATTTTCAACGAGCAACTTCATTCAGTTCGTACTATCACAAGTGGTAAGTCAGCACAGTTCCCAGTATTAGGAACTGCAACGGCGGCTTATCATACCGTAGGCACCCCCCTCGTTGGAGCGAACCAAATCAAGGCAAACGAAAAGATTATCAACATTGATGATCTTTTAATTTCTCAAGCTTTTGTCTCAAATTTAGACGAGCTTAAGAATCACTACGATGTTCGTGCTACTTACGCTGATGAGCTTGGTAAAGCTCTGGCTCGTACTTACGATCAAAACGTAGCGAAGATGATAGCAAATGCCTCTAGAGCTTCTACTACTCTTAGTGGTGGTAATGGCGGTATTGTTTCTACATTCGCAACAGGTAATGCAACGTCATCACTTGTTACTGGTGATGAGTTAGCTGGTGCTATCTATGATATTGCACAAGCATTTGATGAGAGAGACATCCCTCCAACAGATCGCTTCTGTGTATTACCACCTGCTGAGTACTACAAACTTGCTGAGTCTGCTACAAGAACTGTAGACGTTGACTTCAACCCACAGGGCAATGGTTCGTTTGCTTCTGGTAAGGTACAACAAGTTGCTGGCATCCCAATCATGATGTCTAACAACGTACCTCAGAGTAACGTATCTTCTAACCCAAGTGGTGCGAACAACACTTACTCAGGTGACGATAGTAAAACTATTGGTCTTGTCTTCCATAAATCTGCTGTTGGTACAGTTAAATTAATGGATATGACAACTGAGATCTCTGGTTCAGACTACGGAATTATGTATCAAGGTACATTAATGGTTGCTAAGTATGCTCTTGGTCATGGAATCCTAAGACCAGAATGTGCTGCAACAATTAAATTATCTGCTACTTAATTTCAATTTATAGGGTATCTTATTATTAGATACCCTTTTTTTTATTATCATGTATCATTCATCAAAGAAAAAAAAGAAGAAAATGAAAGGTGGTAGAGATTCCCTTAAAATGAAAAAGAAAGGATATTAAAAATGGAAGAAGGAAGAAAGTCTTTACAAATTAAAGCATCAAAAAATAAACAGACTCCTAGCTCATGGTTTGTAAAACAATTAAAAAAGAAGTATGACAATCCAAAAGAAGTTAGCAAATTTGGTATCATCTCTAAAGGTAGAAAAGCTAGAGAAAATGCCTTAAAACAATTAAACCAGTATTAATTAAGAGGTACTTATGGCTGTAGCTGCAACAACAGAATTAGAAAGCATTAACATTATGTTAGCTGCTATAGGCGAAGCTCCTATCAACAGTCTTACAGGAACACTTCCTGTTGATGCTCGACTAGCACAATCAACCCTTACAGAAGTAAGTAAAGAAGTTCAATCGGAAGGGTGGTCTTTTAATACTGAAATAGATGTAACTCTTACTAGAGATGTATCTAATCACATATCTCTTTCAACAGATGTTTTAAGAGTTGATCCTAATATTCATCAACACCCTACGATAGATGCAATACAAAGATCTTTAAAACTGTATGACAGATTAAATAATAAATATGAATTTGATGAAGATCTTATTTGTACTATTGTTTACTTTAGAGATTTTAATGAGATTACAGAACCTGCTAGGCGATATATAACAATAAAAGCTGCTCGTATTTTTGTTGACAGATTAGTTAGTGATGATGGATTAAGAACTTATACACAACAAGATGAAACTAGAGCAAGAGCTATCTTGATGGAGACAGACTTAGCTAATGGAGATCATAATGTTCTTAGAGGAGATCCTTCTTTAACAAGTGTCTTTGATACTTATTCACCTTCTAGTGCTTTGATTAGGTAACAATGGGTTTAATCTCAAGAGCTATACCAACTTTACTAAGGGGTATATCACAAGCTTCAGATGCAACTAAGCAAGATGACCATGCTGATTTGCAAGACAATGCTGATAGCAATCCTGTTTTAGGTCTTACAAAAAGATCAGGTCTTGAATATGTATCAACTATTTCTAATACAACTTTAGGTAATGTACATATTCATACTATTAACAGAGATGTAAACAGAAGATTTATTTCTGTTTTTAGTAATGGAAATGTAAGAGTTTTTGAGTTAGATGGAACAGAAAGAACAGTACAAAAACCTGATGGTACAACATATTTAAATACAACAAATCCTAGAGATGATATAAAAACTGTTACTATTGCAGACTTTACTTTTGTTGTTAATAAAAGTGTAGTAACTGCAATGGATACCAGCACTTTATCCAGTGGAAATATTACACAGGCCATAATTTTTGTAAGTCAAGTTTCTAATAAAACAACATATTCTGTTACGGTTGATGGAGTAACAGTTTCTGATGACACTTCTTCAGACACGACTTTAAGCACAACACAAGTTGCAACTGATTTAAGAACAGGTTTAGCTGCTGGTTTAACAGGATTTACATTTCAACAAAATGGTCCTGTTGTTCATGTAAAAAAAACAGATGGGTCTGATTTTTCTATAGATGGAAATGACACACAAGGTAATCAAGATTTAGTAATAGTAAAAAATAGTATTCAAAGATTTTCTGACTTACCAACAGTTTCACCTCATGGTTATGTAGTAGAAATAAATGGAGATGATACAACAGATTTTGATAATTACTACGTTAAGTTTGTTGCTAACAACAGCACCACTACAGGTACGTTAGAAGAAGGGCATTGGGAAGAATGTGCTGAATCAGGTATTCCTTTTAAATTTAATTACGACACAATGCCACATATTCTTATAAGGCAAAGTGATGGTGATTTTAGATTTGCAAGAGTTGATGGTGATACATATACAGATCTAAGTGCTAGTGGAACTTATAGTCAATCAGGAACTACTGTTACTGTAACTTCTGCTAGTCATGGATTATCAAGTAGTGATTCAGTACAATTTGATTTTGTTTCTGGCAACGCTGTTGATGGTACTTTTACAGTAACGGTCACAAATGCAAATACGTTTACGTTTACAGCAGCAGGTTCTTTAACAACAACTGGAAATGTAGCCTTTGGTAAAGTAAACAATTCGACCTTACCTAAATGGGGAGAAAGAACTGTAGGTGATATTGTTTCTGCACCTGATCCTTCATTTATTGGTAAGACTATAAATAATGTATTTTTTTATAGAAGCAGACTAGGAGTATTAGCTGATGATAATGTCATACTTACAACAGTATCTGAGTTCTTTCAATTCTTTAGAGAAACAGTTTTAACTATTGTTGATAGCGATCCTATAGATGTATCAGCTTCACATACAAAAGTATCAATATTAAAACACGCTGTACCAATGGCAGAACAATTAATATTGTTTTCTGACCAAACACAATTTATTCTTACATCATCATCTGTTCTTACTCTTACACCTAAAACAGCTACGGTTGTAGTTGCAACAGAATTTGAAAGTAGTGATGCAGCAGCACCTGTAGCTTCTGGTAATAGTATTTATTATTTAACTAAGAAAGGAACTTTTGCTGGTGTAAGAGAATATATTACACAAGAAGATTTAACAATAAGAGAAGCAGCTAATATAACTATTCATGTTCCAAGATTAATTCCAGTAAATATATTTAAGTTAGCTATTTCAACAAGTGAAGATGTTTTAATTTGTTTAGGAACTGATAACCCTAATCAATTATTTGTTAACAGATGGTTGTTTGGTCCTCAAGGAACAAAAATTCTTAACTCTTGGTCTACTTACACAATCAATTCAAATAGAACCATACTAAATGCAGATTTTATTGGTACTGATTTATTTTTAGTAATACAAGAAGCTAATGGTACAACTATTGAAAAGATACCATTTGAAGCAGATGTAAAAGAAGCTAATGCAACTTTTAAATTCTGCTTAGATCATAAAGTTACTGAAGCCACTACAGGGGTATCAGTAGCTTACAACGCTACTACTGATGTTTCTACGTTTACTGTTCCTTATAGATTAAGAGCAAATATGAATGTAGTTGGTAGATATTTAGCCAGTGGAGAAACAAGTACATTTATTGATACGCAAGGTAATACCAAAACTCTGAAAGCTGGAAGATTAATTGCTACGTCAAATTCTACTGATGGATCAACATCTACTATTACAGCTAGTGGTGATTTTAGAAATAGTAAATTTATTATTGGTGAACCATACGAAATGCACTATAGGTTTAGTCAAAGAAGATTGAATCAAGGAGGACAAGGTAGGAATGAAATCTTAAGTGGTAGATTGCAACTACATCATTTTTATATAAAGTTTGAAGATACAGGATTTTTTAAAGTAGAAGTCACTCCAGAAAGCAGAAGTACATCTACACATAAATTTACTGGTCGTTTTCTTGGTTTAACTTCTTCTACATTAGGAAACATAACTTTAGAGTCAGGTACTTTTAAAGTGCCAATAATGTCAAGAGCAGATAGAGTAGATATAGATGTAAAGAATGACACATTCTTACCTACACAACTGGCAAGTGCTGAATATGAAGCTATGTTTCATTTAAGATCTAGACGTACTTAATGGGTTATTTAAGAAAAGCTAATTTAAAAGATCTTAATTATGTATGTGAAAACATGAGAGAAATGGATCGTCTTGAAGCTGTATATCAAACAGGACAAGAACCAGCAGATGCCTTACGTCTTACATATCTAGCAGGGGAACAAGTCTTAACAATAGCTAGTGATGACGATCAACCTATGGGTTTATGTGGAGTTATTAGAGATGGTTGTATATGGATGATATGTACTGATGAATTATTTACTAATAAAAAATATAAAATACAACTTGTAAGAAAAGGTAGAAAATGGGTAGATGGCCTATTGAAAAATTACAAAATCCTATATAATTTTGTATATGCAGAGAACGATTCTGCTATTAAGTGGTTAAAAGCTCTTGGGTTTACATTTGTTAACTATCACGAAAAATATGGAGAGCAAGAAAAACCCTTTTATGAATTTCTGAGGATAGCCTAAATGTGTTCAGTTGCAGGTATGGTAGCAGGTTCGGCAGGGTTAAACCTGTTTTCGGGTCTTGCTATGCGTGGTGCTGCCAAAGAAAATGCTAGACAAACATATAAAATGGGATTACGAGCAAACCAATCAGCAGAAGATTCATTTGGTAATCAACAATCAGCTTTAGGATTTAGACAAAGAGAAAATCAAGCAATAGCAGCACAACAAAAATTAGCAAGAACAATAAAAGGATTGCAAGCAAGAGGAACTGCAAGAACAAGTGGTATAACAGGTATAACTGCTAGATTGATATTAGCGGATTCAGAAAGACAAACAGCTAATGCAAGAGAAGCTATAAATCAAACCTTAGAATCGGCAACTCGTCAGTACAGAAGAAATGTACAAGGTCTTGTGGCACAACGAGACAGTAGACGTAATCAAATACAAAGTCAGATAAATCAAGCATATAATCAGATACCTTCTTTAAGTTCAGTTATCTTGGGAGCAGCTTCCCAAGGACTTTCTACCTTTGCTTCAGTTGGTAAAATCGTATGACTAACAGTTTTCAAAGCACCGCCTTTCAATCTTCTACAAGCCCTGTAGATACTTTTGTGCAACCTGTAACTGTACAACCTAAAAGTGGTGCAGAAGAATTAGCCGAGATACTAGAAGCAGTTAATCCAGCATTACAAAAATTTATTGGACAAAAAATAGAAGATAAAATTAAAGAAGACAAAAGTACAGCTTTAAAATTAGCTGCTGATACTGTCTTGGCTGATGGTACTGTTGGTAAGGCAATAAACAAGATAAGAAAAGAAGACGGAGATGAAGCAGCAAAACAAACTATCGGTGGGAGTTTTTTTGTTAAAAGATTTTATAAACAATATGTAGGTGAGTTATACGGTTCACAACTTTTACCAAAAGCAAAAGAAGCATATCAAAATGCTGTTGTAGATATTACTGATAATAAAGGTAATTTAATACAAAAACCTCTTAAAGAATTTTCAACAAGTGATGAAGAATATATTAATTGGAGAAAAAATTATTTTGCAGAACAAACGCAAAAAGTTATTGATTTAGGTGGTGAAATTAATTCAAAAAATTTTATTAACAATTTAACTAATTCAGTTTTAGAATTAGATACTCTTGCTACCGAAACTCATAATAATTTTAATGTAGAACAAGTTAAATCATTAAGTAATGATTATCTAAATAAAGCGGTAGAAAATATATTAGACGGAGATAAAGAATCAGCAAAAATAGATATTACAAATTTTATAAATGACACAAGAAAATTAGGATTAACAGGTTCTGATGCTTCAGAAATTTATGGAACAATGATAGATAGTATTGCAGATATTGGTGAGTATTTAGCTACTACTGCTGATGTTAATGATTAAGATGACCTAGATGATTCTTTAGAAACTCTTGGACAATCAATACCATACGGAAATAACAATGGGACTCTTGTAGATCATCCAGATTGGAAAGGTAAAATAGCACCTGTTTTAGAAAAAATAGAAGATGAATTAAATGAAGAACTTACACAAGGACCAAAGATCCAGAA